ATCCTCCAAATCTGATCGGGCGCGTTGGTCTGGATGACCGCCTTCCAGATTCCCAAGGGCGTGAAAGGATAGGCCGTGCAGTCCGAGAGGTCCTGCAGGCCGAAGCCGTATTTGTTGATCGCGGGGAATTTGAAATACAACGTCTGCCCGATCCAGGTCGGGTCCAGCGCGAATTTGAAAATTCCTTTGGACGTGGGGTCGAGAAAAACGAAACGCTTCCCGACCGGGTGGTCCGCGATCGCCGTGAAGAACGCGCCGCGCCGAAGGTGGTTTCCTCCTCCGGTGGCCTTCAGCGCGTACTTGTTCGCGCCCGTGGGATCTGCGACCGCGTAGGACATGACCTCGTAAGGAACCTCGGCCGAGCCGCCCTCGACGTAACAAGGATAGACGAACGCGTCCTCGTCCGCGATCCCGTACGAGAGCAAAGCGCCGAGCGATTCGGTGAGGTCCACGTGCAGGTCGTTCGTCGTGTCGGGGTCCTGTCCTCCGGGCCATTCGGTTTGGACCGCGCCGGTGACCGCGTTGCCGATCGCGGACCCCAGGAGTTTGTAGGAGGTCCCGCCGTCGGTCGAAACGTAAACCTGACACGCGCCGTACAAAGGATCTGCGTCCGAGATCCCGATCCAGAGTTCCGGACCCGTGGGCGAGTCCTCCATTCCGGCGACGGCCTCGATGAAGGCGGGCGCGTTCACGCTGTCGGGCACGTGCAGCTTTCCCGGATCGTAAGGAACGTGGTCGGTGATGGAAGCCTCGATCGGCGCGTGCAGGCCGTAGACGAAAGGCTCGGCTATGCACTCGACGTCGTGTTCCTTGTTTTCGTTGGCTTCCTTCAGGCGAACGGGGAAGTAATAAAGCCCGAGGATCGAATCGCTGATGGTGACGAGGTCCATCGCTTCCAGCAGCTTCCAACGGCCCTGCAGGGTGAACTGGTAATCGTTGCGCAGCACGTTCTGCCGGCGAGTCATGATCCCGAGGAGCATCCGCGCGATCGTGTCGTCCTGAACGGTCCGGTTGACCACGGGCGAGCTCTTGCGCGTCCCGTAGTTGGCGATCGAACCGGCGTAAGGGTCCGACGTGTTGATGTCGACGTAGTTGCTGGCGCGGTTCGGATGCTGCATCTGCAGGAGGTTGGGAGAGTCGACGCGGGCCTTGTGCTTGATCGTGATCATCGGCTGGCCTGGGTCCGCGACGAAATCGGATTCGCCCAGGTCCACGACGGGTCCGCTCGCCGTCGGAGCTGTATATACAGCCCCGTTGCCTACGGCTGAGACTTCGGAGAGCGGAATGGATTTCAACCGGAAGCCCGACCACACGGGCGCGGCGTTCATCGCCGTGTAGATGTCTCCCAACCAATCCGAAGCCTTCTTCTGGGAGTCCATGCAAAGGCTTCCCTTCAGGCCGTTCGCCCTGCATTGCAAACGGCACAGGTCCAGCGTGTCGTCGTCGAGGATGTTCTGCAGCGGCTTCGCGTAGCTTGCCGGTTGGGTCGCCTTCAGGGCGACGAGAACCAACGTCCACTCTTGGGAGTCTCCCATCGTTCCGGCGAGGTCGTAGGTGAACGAGTACGTGCCGGGGTTGCGCACGATCGCGTAATCGCTCCGCTGCAGGCTTCCGGTTTGAGGAGCGATCAAAACTTTCAACGGGGTTCGAGGCTTCCACTTGGTCGGGTCCATCGGGCTCGCGGAGAACACCCACGCGACGATGTACGCGGGCTTCCCCGGGTCGTTCGTCGTGGTGATGGAACCCGTCAGGCTCGTCTGCCCTCCGGATCCCGTTGACTGATAAACCTGGTACGCGTCGAGGGCGGCCGAATCTAAACCCGAGATCTCGAGGAGTTGCAAGTCGGCGTTCGCTCCCGCCAGGTTCAACGCCACCGGGTCGATCGCGGCGTTCCCCACGTCGTCGGGCAGGGCGTACCAGATCTGCCGTTGCGCCGATCGCTGGTCGGGCACCAGCGCGTTCCAAACGTGTCCGGCGTCGTCTGAAATCGTGGCGGCCGCACTCCAACCCGAAGCCGCGCTCGCGGCCGCGAGGAGGACCCCGGAGCCGCAGCCGAGATCGAACACCGGCGCTTGCATGGGCGACTTCGTTCCGTCGGCGCAAGCGTAGGCTTTCTTTTGCGTGGCTCCCGGAAACTCGTAACACTGCAGGCCCCGTTGCAGGGAAGTGCGGGCCTGGGCCAACCCGTAGGCGGCCTGCGCTTGGGCGGCCTTGAAAATGTCCTCGACCATGTCCGCGTGTTCGGCGTCGCCGGTGCTGTAGTAAGGAAACGACCCGACGACTTCGAGCCGTATGTTCGGAATGAGACCGCCGCCGCCGAGGTCCAAGTTCGGAGATCCGAGTCCGGCGAAAGGAGGATAGATGAGTTGCTGGTCCTCGAACCCGCTGTACTCGTTTCCTTCTCCGAGTTGAGGCTCGAACCCGAGGCGCAGTTGCGCGACCGGGCTTTGTTTTCCCGGCTGCAACTGAGCGTAGTAGATCGTCACAAGCATGTATCCGGGGTCGTTCACGAACGGGTCGAAAAGTCCGAGCGGGATCGCCGGAATTTTTATCGAAGGCCCGGAGCCGGGAAGCCAGTAGAAACAGAAGGGCCATTTGCGATACGCCGTCGGATTCGTCGGGTCGGGGCCTGCGGTCGCCGCGTTCCAAAGCGGGGTTTGGTCGAAGAGGTTGGAGAACTCCTGCGGCCCTCCTCCTCCGTAATCGTCGAACGTGACGTCGTACTTCGTCATGAGCGACACGCCGAGGATGCAATAGAAACGGTTGTCGACGAACGAAACCGTTTCGGAACCGCCCGACACGCAGATGGAAGTGTGCGCCGTGAAGTTGAGAAGATAGTTTTGATCTTGATCCGCCCAGATCTGCAGCGGGCTGACGATCGGGTTCGACCCGAGGAGGAAGTCCACGGCCTCGGTGTACGTGGTGGCGCTGCCTTTCTTCCCTCCTCCCGCTTTGCCTTTCTTGCCCGAGCCGCCGTGCTGCTGCAGGTTGTTGCACCAGATCAACGACATGGTCGTGCGCGTTCGCCCGATGATGGTCGGGATCACAGAACCGTACGTCGACGACTGCAGTTGGGTTCCCAGGCCCGAAGGCCGAACGGCCGCGTTGTTTGCCTTCCCGAGACTCATTCCGGTTTCCTTTCCTGGAAAGGATCAAACACTTCGATGGGAACGTAGGACCAAAGCGCGTCGATCGACAGGTTCGTCAAGCACACGCGCGGGGCGATGCAATGGATCGCTTTCGGATAGTCGATCACGATCGCGCCGTGGTTCAGCACCTTCGACCTGGTGACTCTCCCGAGGACGATGCTCCCAGGCTTTATCTTCAGCGACCGATAGCAGACGGATTCGAGGACCTTGTGGGCGTGCCTTAAAACGTGGATCGCGTATTTCTCGTCGGTCGCGTGGCACCACCAATCGCCCGAGAAATTCCCGAGCCGTTCGTCGGTGAAGATCCCGGAGTCGACGAACACCTGCAGGATGAACGTCGCGCAATCGGCCCCGACTCCTTTGATCCTCGCTCCGATGTGGTAAGGAGTCCCGAGCCAGGTCAAGGCTTCTTCGATCACTTTCTTTCGGAGCTCGTCTTCGGTCATATGCTCGACTCCGGCATGGGCAGATACGGGAAGCCGTAATAGTCCGCGCCCTGGTCTCCCTGGTTGACGGGCGCTTTGCCCGAAAGATAAAAGGTGTCCGATCCGGGAGTCGGCGCGAAGGGCATCCGCGCGTACAGGGTGATCGCGTTGTAGTTGTTCCCTCCGACGTTGATCGTCCTGTTGTTCTGGATCCCCGACCATTGCCCGCCGAGAGTCGCGCCTGGGGCCTTGTTGAAAACGATGAAGCCGTTGTGCAACGAATCGTCCGCGAAAAGGTGGTGCGCGTCGGGCCAGGTGCAATCGCAGATCAGTTCCGTCTGCGTGCTGCCGGCGATCACGTTGAACTGCGGGATCTGCGACATGCCCGGAGGAGGAACAGCGCCCGTGGCCGCAGCCATCGGGTTCGTGATCTCGATCACCTGGGCCGGTACCATCTGGTTGACCACGTCCAGGAAGCTCGTGCAGGCGAAACGGATTTCGCCGCGGTCGATTTCGGTGTCCCCGATCCGGCCTCCGAAGAGTTCCGAACACCCGTACGTGTTCGCGTCGCCGCGCGTGGGCATGTAGCAATTCCAGATCCGCATCGGCCAATCGTCGTAGAAACTTTCCTGCGCCCGCTGGTAAGGGTCCGCAGTCGCCATGGACTGAGTCGGGGCCGACTTCGGAGAGTAACTGACCTGCAGCTTCGCGACCTCGAAACCGATCTTACTCGGGACCTGGGCGCGGGAGATCACGGCGGGCCAGAAGGTCCCGTAAAGCGAATAGCGCAAGGGCGAATCCCAATCGGTGAGGAACAGCGCGTCCGGGTCGTCCACTTCCCCGATGAGGTACAGGCAGCAGATCATCGGGTTGTTGATGGACTTCAACCACGCGATCACCGAGGTCGTCGTGTCGATGTTCTTTCCGTTGATGACTCTTTTCATGACGGGATGTATATCCTCGACGTTTCGATTTTAATGGAACTGCCGCCCCGCTGTCCCCCGCCCGTCCAAAGCCGGTCCATGAATTTTTCGAAGTCCAGGCGGTCCATTTCGTAGTGGACGCGGAAATAGAAATTGAACGCGACGTTGATCGGACCCGTCGGCGTGTAAAGCCATTCGAGGTACTTGCCGGCGAACGAGTATCCGGGGATCGCGAGTCCGGGTCCGAGGACCTGGTAGTGAGTGTTCAACGTCTTCAGCACCTTGTTGTCGTACACGGCGATCGCGCCGTTCAGGTCCGCGATGTCTTCGAGGAACCAGCCGCCGAAATTCCTTTGGATCGGCGAATACCAAACCGACGTTTCGCTGTCCTGCAGGAGTTGCAGTTGCGCGTTCGGGTTCGGATTCCCCGCTATCAGGGCGGGTCCGACCGAGTTGTCCGGCGTCTGCGCGTCGTTGAAAACGAAGTCGTCCCACTCGCCGCAGTGCCCGAGGAAGAAACCGAAGAGGGTCGCCAGGTCCGTTTGCGTCAGGGTCGGCGCCAGGTCGGTCGGGATGTTTTTCAAATAATCGTACTTCAATTCCCAATGCCAGCGCGGGTTGGCCGCCTGCCTGATTCGGGTCTGCTGAAAGTTCGGGGCCGAGTGAACGACGGTGGAAAATTCCGGAGCTCGAACCACCGTGAAAGTCAAGCCTCGTACCGCGTTCGGGTAAACGTCGTTGCTCATGACGCCTCAATAGGCGCGAACTTTTCCGTCGCGCATCAGTTGTTGGACGATCGCACCGAGTTCGTCGGAGTGCTGACGAAGCATTTTCTTCGCCCACTGTTTCTCACCGTACACCGTGGGCTGGTAGTTGATCGTGGGAGCGGGGCCTCGCATGGCCGCCGGTCCTCCCGCGCCCGCTCCGGAGGTGTAGGCTTTCACCATGGCCTCGACGCCCGTGGACAGGTGCGCCGGCAAAGTCATTTCCTTCGCGTGCTGAAACATCATCATGTCCTCGGGAGCCACCGCGCCTTTCGCCGCCGTACCGAAAGCCATCACGCCCGCGAACACGGCCGCCGCAGCCGCAGCGCCGAGAACGGGGCCGACGTAAGGGATGCCCGCCATCGCGTTGTAGGCTTTCGCGGCCGCTTCCTTGGCCTGCTGCAGGATGTTTTTACTCGAAGCCGCTTTCTGCATGGCGTAGTTCACCAACATTTGTTCGAGCATCTTCAGGAGGTTGTTGACGATCCCGACCAGCATCGTGTCCCAGGCTTTCACGACCGCCTTCGCCAGGGTTTCGTGCCCCGTGATCCATTGGGTGAACGCGCCGTTCCACAGCGATTGCATTTGAAGGATGGCCGCCTGCTCTTTCGCGTTGAGTTGGGCCGTCAGTTTCTCCGAATCCAGAATGTATTTCTGGTAGAGTTCCTTTCGCTTCGCCAGGGCCATCTGGTATTGCCGCGTGCCCTTCTCGTTGTTGGCTTCCATGAAAGCGATCCACTTGTCCATGGCGGTCCGCATGTCGTTGAAGTTTTTGTCGAGCGCGGCCTGCTGATCCTTCGCGTACTGGCTCATCGAGATCTGATGGCTTTTGAGTTTCTGCGCGTCGACGAACTGTGCGTACTTCAACTCCATCGCGGCCGTTTCCTCGGCGTCGCGCAACGCGATCTCTTCGGCGATCTGACGGTCTGCTATTTCCTTTCGCGTACCCTCGGCCTTGATAGCCTGCACAGAGTTCGCGTGTTCCACTTCTAGGGTCTGCAGTTGCCCGAGCAGGGTTATCAACAGCGCCCGTTTCTTCTCGCCCTGCTTCCCCGCTTCCTCGACTTCCTTCACGAGCGCGGCCCTCTCGATTCCGAACCTCTGGTCGGCCACGCCGGTCAACCGGGCCGTCTCCTGCGCCGCCGAAATCTGGTGCGCGGCGTACTGTTCCTTGATCACTTCCTCTTCGCCGGCGACGACGGCGAGCTGGTACCGCTTCTGGTTTTCTATCCGGGCCTTGGTTTCGTTTTCGTTCAGAGTGATCCGCTCGGCCGCAGCCGTCGTTTCGATCTTCTGAACCTCGCGGGCCGTCGTTTCCCGCGCCGCGACTTCTTCGCCCCGGAGGGCTTCCATCTTCGGGCCTGCAGGAGTCCCGACCGTCTTCTCTTCGGCGCGGGCCTGGGCGCGTTTCTGGTTGATCGTCGCCAGGTTGATCGCGAGTTCCTGCGCGGCGATCGCTTTCGCCTGGGCGACGTACTCGTCCAGGGTCACTTTGTTCAAGCGTCGTTCTTCTTCCAACGCGGCTTTGTCGGTTTCGACCTTGGCAAGCGCGGCCTGATGGTCGGCGGTGATCTTGGCGTCCTTGGTTTCGTCGATCTCCTTGGCGCTCTCTCCTGCGGATTCGATCGGAACGATCTTGGCCTGCGCCCGCAGCCGAACCAACGTGAGGTCGAGGTCCTCGATCTGCTTCTTCAGGTTTCCGATGTTCGTCTTCGCCTGGTCGAGTTCGGGTCCCATGAAAGGCCGCAGGAAAAGTTTCGAGGATTCCGGCGAGGGCATCCCCTCGAACGCGTGCAGCATTTCGCTGCCGATTCCTTTCCAGGAAACCTCGATCGACTTCTTCACGTTTTCAGACGCGGACAGTTGGGCCTTCAGGGTCGTCTGGTATTTCTCGTAGTTGGCGATCTCCTTGTCGAGGGCTTCCTTCTCTGCGGCCGTTCGGACCAGGCCGCTTTTCCCGGCCGTGGCCTGCGCCTTGGAGATGGAATTCGCGCCGTCGATCATGGCGCGGGTCATCGCGATGATGTGGGCCTGCGAGTCCTCGAAAGTCTTCTTGGCTTCGGCGTCCCAACCGCGCAGCGAACTGATGCCCTTCTCGATCGCGCCGGGGATCTGCCCGAGGACTTGAATCATTCCGACGATCGCGATCGGGGTGAAGGCGGCGGCCGCGACCGTGGCGACCGGACCCAAGGAGGACAGGAAGGTGGAAACGAAGCGAGGCATGTGGATGCCTATTTCCTCGCCCAGGCCCCGCATGGCGTGTCGGGCTTCGGTCGCGCTTGAGATCCCGCGCTTGCCCACGTTCGCGAGTTGGGCTTCGAGTTCCGCGACTCGGGCCTGCAGCTGCTCGGCTTCGGCCCTCATGCCCGCGACGGTCGACTCGAATTGAGCCTGCATTTTCTGGAAGTCGGCGTTCATCCTGCCGGTTCCAGAAGTAACCGCGTCGGCGGCCCCGTTCATTCCCGACAGGATCGGGCCGATGTCCATCTGGGTCAAGATGCGTAAGGCGTCGGTGCTTCCCATTTAGACCTCTTTCTGTTTGCCGGTGTTTTCCTTCAGGAACTCTTGGACGACCGGAGGCAGGGAATCGAACGATCTCGCAGGTCCCAACGAGGCGAACGCTCGGTCCTCCTCCTCGCGGATCCGATCTGGTTGGTTCGAGGTCGCTTTCCCGGCCGCTCCGATTATCAGGGCCAGGGTCACGTGCGCCGGTGGGAACATGGTCCAATGCCGATGCAAGGCCAAAACGTCGGGCCAGGGGATTCGGCCGATGTCGGGCCAGGACGTCCCGGTCGCCGTGGCGATCCGGCTCCTAATGTCGGCGAAATCGATTTCGGAGCCTACACCCCCCCCGGCAGTTCGGGCTTCGGGGTCTCCAGCTTCAGGCCGGAGAAGATAAGAATTTCGTCGTGCAGCTTGTTGAACACCACGTAATCGCACTCCTTGCGGAACCGGGCTTCGTCCCAACCCTTCTGCACGTTCCCGTTCGATTCCGGGATGCCGTTGTTCAGTCCGCTGCAGATCATTTCGATCGCCCGCGTCCTGTAGGCTTTCGCCTTCTCGTCGTCGGTTTCCAGGTTCTCCGGCATAGGCGCGAGGTAGGCTTCCACCTGGTCGAAACTCAGTGCGCCGATCTTGTATTTCTGCCCGTCGATGTCAATTTCCTTGGTTCGCATGCTCGTTCTCCTTCCCGAACGAAAACTTCGTTTTAAACGGTCGCTGTCGAGGTCGGGGACGAGGGTAATGTAAACACCCACGCCTTGTCACGATCTCTTTGCAGCGGTGCTGCGGTACGCAAAGCCATAGCCTTATACCAGGTCGCCTATCCAGATCGACCCTGGCCCTTCCAAGATTTGAATCCCGGCTTCCTTCAGGCCCAAAGGAACGCCTTCCTGGTTCCGATCGTGCCCGCAAATGAAACGGGTTTTCGGAATCCAGGCCGCCAGGTCCCGACTGAAATCCTCGTACTCGTGGCTGCCGTCGAGGAACACCATGTCGAGGCACTTGTTCCCGAACTTCCGGGAAGCCTCGATCGAATCCATGCGGAGGATCTGCAGGTTCGGCATGGCCCCGACGTTCTTCATAAAATCGGAATAGACCGACTCCGGGTCCTCGGCTGCCCTCCGGTGGGGTCCCGCCCGTTCCGTCGGTGAACCTTTCCAGGTGTCGACCGCGATGACGATCCCCGGACATCCGGACAGCAGGGCGTGGGTCGACCGGCCGCACCAAGAGCCGACCTCCAAAACGCTTCGGCGCTTCCGGGCCTGTTCGAACAACCACTGCAACTCTTCGTCCGTGATCCAGCCTTCGATCCCGGGCGACTTGTAGACCGTTTCCGGCTCGGGCAACGGCGGGCCGCAACGCCAGGTCCGAAGGGTCGTCTTCAGGAGGTCCACTTTGTCCTCGACGCTCATCAGGTAACCGTGAACGGCAAAACTCATGTTCAACAGGCTGAGTTTGCCGAGGAGGTTTTCGAGGGTGATGAAATCGTAATGCCGTTCGGCGATGTTCCGCGAAAGAATATAGTCGTCCAACAGGTGGCTGCGCTCCATTCCTTTCGAGGCTTCCCCGACCGTGGGGTAAACCTGGTCGAGCGCCTGCTCGAACGTCAGGTCGTCGGGCGGCTTCCACAGGTCGAGGCACATGTAGCTGGCGATGGAACACCATCCGCAGGTCCCGATCGAGCGGCCGTCCCGGATGAAATGGCGATCGAGTTTGTAACGCAGGCCCGCGCTGTCCCGTTTCCACGTCGCGACGGTGGTCAACGGCAGCAGGCCCGTGAAATCCGGAGTCTCGGGGTGCACCAGCGCGTCGGCGTCGAAGAAGACGCCCCACATGCTCCCGAGTTCCTGCATCAAGCGGTGGATCTGCCATTTCTCGCAGACCACCGGCCAATCGGGGAAACGGCGTTCGGTGATGACGTGGAAGTCGGCGCCGATCTTCTCCGCGTATCCCTGCAGCATCGGGAAGGTCAGCGCCGTGATCTCCTTCGGGTAATCGTCGACCGCCAGCGTGAACAACGTTTTCTTGGGTGTGAACGCCATCGGACCTCCTACGCGGTGGTTTGGAAAAACTCCATGATGCTTCCGGCCGCGTTCGGGAACGACTCGAACTCGAAGTCCGAGAAAACGTGCTTCGCCCTGTCGAGGGGCAGGCTCATTTTCGACGACTTGCATTGGAACAGGTGGACGCCGTTGTCACCCTGGTAAGGCATCGACAGCCAGAGTTCGAACACCGGGCCGTACCCTTGCAGGTGGTTGGTAACCAACAGGGTTTTCCCGGCCGTCGACGTGTAGGCGTAGGACACCAGGAACAACACGTTGTTGCCCGCGTCGTTCCCTCCGAGCGTGTATTTGCCCGTCGCGCTGACGCTGTACTTGCCGGTGGCCTCGTTCCCCGCTCCGACCTGTTCGAGGGTGACGCCCGTCGACGCGTAGCGCAGCCCGAAGTTTTGATAGAAGTTGTTGCCGCCGTTCGCGACCGTGAAGTTGTTGCCCGCGACCGCTGCGGGGGCCTCGTCCGAAACCATCTTCTTCGACCCGGTCGAAATGACGTCCACGAAGAACAAAGAGTTGTAGACGTCGGACTCTATTTCCGCGAAGGCCGCCTTGCCTTTGAATTCCATGTCGGACGCCGCGATGTCGTCCGGCAGTTTGTTCTGGCCCCAAAGTTTTTCCAGCTTGCCGGAAAATTCCACCTGCGCTTCCTTGATCACGCCGAACCGTTGGGGAAACGAAGGCGTGGCGTTGTTTCCTGCGCTGGTAGGAACTCCGACCACCAAACCGATGCCGAATTGCTTCATGGATCTGTCTCCTTTGAAAGGGGACGCCTTCGCGCCCCGGTTGTATTATCGGATCAGTCGCCCGTCACGACGACGATCGGCACGATCAACGTTTGCTGCTGAGTTTGTTCCGGGTCGGGCATCGGCGCGATTTCGCCTTCGATGAAACAATCGTTGACGATCCCCCCGAGCGACTGCATGTCTGCAGGGAAGGCCGCCAGGTTCGCGTCGAGGGCGTCCATCACGTCGTCCGTGAATTTCCAATCGGCGTCGACGACCGTGGCGTTGACGCGGAAATAAATCCACAAGCCGAAAACCCAATCCCAAGTGGTGACGCCTTCCTCTCGCCTGCGGACCGCCCGCTCGAATCCTTTCGCGAGGCACATGGCCGGTTGGTCCGCCGAAGCCACGTTCGCGACCTCCACGAATCCCCGGATCTGCTTTCCCCAGGATTGCCCGTCGGGGCAAGGCGTCTGACACACGTGCTTGAACAAAGCCTGATAAAGATCTTCTCTTTTCGGTTTGCCTTTCACGGTCAACCTTTCAGGGCCTCGTTCGTCGTCTGCTGCAATTCCGAAACGATCGTGGGCCTCATCTCTTCGTACGCGGGTTTCATGAACGGCCTCGCCGGCAGCGGCGGGTGGACGACTTTCTTCACGACAACCATTCCGGAAGAAGTCATCTGACCGCCTTCGAATTCGGCCATCGGCGCTCTTCGCGCCAGCCTGGCTCCGTAGGCGTGGGTCGACTCGGTGCGGCTCGACAGGGCTTTTAAAATTTGATACTTCGAAGCGACCCCGCCCCCGCGCAGAGGCACGGCGAATTCACCGGCTCCGAAGGCGAGGGCCTGTTTGTTCTTCGGAACGATCTCGTAGGTGCCCCGCCCTCCGCGCTCGTGAATCCTTCCGTAGAAGGCCGTCGCCCCGGCCGCCTCGACGCGCATTTCCAACCGGCTGCCCGAGGCCTCGGTCGGAAAGAACTGCACCGACCGGGAGAGCTCGCCCGACCTCCGATGCAGCGGCGTTCCTCCTTCCAGCTTCTCGGTCCGGATCTTCGATTGCAGGCGCAGGCCCAGGTTGTTCAACTTGTTCGAAAGGGCCTTTATCAGGATCGGGCCTCGCCCGCGCAACTTCGCCACGAGGATCTGGTCGGTGTTCGAGAACGAATAAATCATACGGTGAGCCTCGAATACTTCATCAAGATTCGCTGCATCTTCGGCGTGAGGTGCCAGTCCCGATAGGTCGTGGTTGCGCTCCCGCCTCCGACCGATTGGACTTTCGACCTCATGTCGAAATAGGTTTTCCGCTTGTACTCGATCGCGATCTGCTCGGCCGTGGCCTGCGAGAGGTCCGCTGGCGTCCCGTCGTTGCCTGCGGTGTAGTCCACGTACACGTTCGCGATTCCCTGGGAGAACTGCCAGGCCCCGATGCCCAACGGGTACGATTGGAA